TCCCACTCCCATCGCGCCCGACATAACATTATAGATTTGTCGGGCGCGATGTCGGACCTTCGGTCCTCCGTGCCTCCGGCACATGTTTATAACCAACGCTTCACTCTACTGTTCACACATGGCACAATTCATCGACTACGGCGATAATTGTTCTGACGGACCACCTTCTTCTATTGGGGATTACGATATTCACGACAACTTTATTGACGATGATGAGATATCGCAATCTCCGCTCTTTGAGCCCAATCCGGACTCCCCTCAAGTCTCGCTCGAGGGCTACGAGTCCTCGTCTTCCGACGGACTACAGGCGTTTCGAGGACGAAGACGCTTGGTGCAACGACCACAATTGTCGCGCCGACTCTTGTCGTCACGGCATTCACCCTATGGATCCTCCGTACGAGGACGATCGTCATCTTGGGTCTCCCTTCACTCCACCGGAGGCTCAGAAATCCAGTCCTCCCAAGGATCCGACGTGCCGTTGCGGTCTTTTCACGCCGTGCAAAGACTGCAGGGAGTTCCTCCTGAAAGAGAGTCTCGGTCTAGCACCCCGGATCCATTCCAAGTGCCAGACCATCTACGATCGGGAGAGCTCGCCGGCTGCAACGTCGCAGGCAAGCGACTCGGAACCGGAAAGCCACGTTATGCCTCCCGATATTTTATGTTCACGATCGCTCAATCTGGATATGATTGGCCATACGAACGCTTTATTGCAATCGTCGAGGCTCTTGGTGGGAAGCACCACATATCGAGAGAGCGCCATGCGGATGGCGGATATCATTTTCATTGTTTCGTCGACTTCGAGCGGAAGTTCGACTTCGAGAACGTCCACCGGTTCTGCGTCGGACCACCTCAAGATGATCCGCGCAGAAGGTGCCCTACTAAAAATCATTGCCACATACTCACAGTTACGAAAACACCCTTCAACTGTTGGGATTATGCGGGGAAATACGGAGATATCGTGTCCAGCAACTGCGAGCGACCTCGTGCTCGAGGACCTAACGTCACTCGCGACGACTTGTGGACAGGAAGCTTGGCTCAAACAAACAAAACACAGTTTCTTGAAGACGTTAGCAAGCATTCTCCGAGAGATTTCGTCTTGTTCCACAGCCAAATTTCAGCGTTCGCAGATTCGAGATGGAACTCAGTCTCTGCAAAACTACCTAGGGTGGAGGAGGATGGGATCCACATCCACTGGGAACGCTACCCGGAAGCAAGACGCTGGGTCCTGGAGAACCTCAGCGAACCAGTTCCGCGTATCAAAGCAACGTCGAGAGGATTCTCCTACCCCCCTGAGACCGAGGCGGAGGATCAACGATACTGTGATGGTAGACTTGGAGTCCGACTCCGACGACCAAAGTCTTTGATCGTCTGGGGACCCACACGTCTTGGTAAAACTCTATTCGGCACCAACCTTGGACGTCACGTACACTGGGTCCGGACGTTCAACCTGAAAAAGCTGTTAGCAGTTGGTGTCGAAAATGTAGAGTATGTCATCTTTGACGACGTCTCATGGAATGATCCTGCTCTCAAAGATGAAGGTTACAAGGCTTGGCTGGGTGCCCAAGAGGAGTTTGATTGCACGGATAAGTATGCGCACAAGTCAACAATTGTTTGGGGCAAACCTTGTATAGTTCTCACCAACAAAGATCCGTTCAAGTCCCTTGACGCGGATGACATTGAATGGTTCAAACTTAATTGCATCGTCGTCCAACTCGGTGCGAGAGACGATGAACGAAGCAATGCAATAGGTAGTTCAGACGTACATGCGGATAGTTGATAGGAAAAAATCAAATGATATTATAAAACCTAACAAATCCTTCCCTTGCATACCAAGTGAATGGAGTCTGGTGTCGACCAGTGTATGCTACTATGTTCGACTTAACGAGCGACAAAACTTCATTAAACCTCCCGGAAAATGGACCTGTCTTGGAACCAGGAACGATAAGTGTGCGCACAAATGGCTGGCTCACCAGCCGCATGCACCCATAATTGTCAGCCAAAATTTGGCCTCCGTTCCCTGTTCCATCCCAACCAATACCAACATATGTAGCCGGCCATTCGGGCCATGACTGATAGTTGCTATTGGTATAACCACTCGCAAATTGTGTCTGAATGACCCATTTGGAGTAGTATGATTTATATGCGTCTGGTCCGCCGAACTGATAACTCAAAGGATCTTGAGCCTGTTCAACGGGACGGCAATTAATCTCCACCGTGTACGTCTTCGACCCGGAATCATACAACCCGTTATAGCCGGAGCTATTATCGCTGTTGTTAACGATCCGGTTCACATCTGCCAGACTTGTCACGCCGGTCCGACGGTTTGTCTGATAGGTTGTCGAATTCTCTCCGCCCAGTCTGACACCGTTGGTTGTTGGAAGTACCATATTCCAACTGTTAAAGAAAACATTTGGAAGGTACGGCGTTATGCTGTCAACGACGGGCCGTTCAACATCCGCCTCCAACAATGCGGGAGGTATATCCACCGTAGGCGTTGGATAATTAGGATCGACAATAGGATCTGACCGATCCAACACCTCTCGCACCTCGATATCCCTCTCCACATTGCCATACGAGTAGTGTCTGGCATATCGGATAGGCATACCGGAGGACTTCACACGATACCTATTTCTGTCGAAATGAGCGTAGACAAGGTTGTAGGACATCACAGATATTCCACCTTCCGTATCGATGTGAGGTATTCTTTTCGGCAGTATACTCTGGAAGTATGTCGGCATACTTTGCGAGGGTCGCCAAAAAGACGTAGTAACTTTGATAACGCCAACCCAGGTGACTGCAGGGGCTCCATCCACCTCTGGATCGTACACGTCGAAACCGTGTAACGCTTGGTAGTCGTTAAATATCTCCACAAAGAAGCAGTACTTCTCCTTCGTGTCGCTGTATTCCCAGTAGAAGAACGGGAGTATAAACTCGTACTTCATACTTGTGAATGGACTCGTAAAATTCCATCCGACATCATGGGTGACCCCATTTTGAAATAGAATGGAATCCGAGTAGTCAAAGTCTGCATAGTCTACTACATAATCTTCAGCAGACCTTGACATTGCATCGGTGTAACGCTTCATAATAGTAGATATATAAGAAGCGTCATCTGGTGTCCGATACGTTGCTGCAGTAGGTTGAGCGGTGTACTCGAACCTATCGGAGTTCCTTGTGAGAATATGCGTTGGCATATAATCAAAAGTTCCATCCGACTTCACTACCAGACCATTGGTATAGTCTGGACCAACCTTAGGCCCGGTCGGCTCTGAGGTTGCTGGGGGTTGTGTGGGTTGCGGACCCGGGGTCGGTTCCGTAGTTGTCGGGGGGTCACCACCCCCCATGTCAATATCACCGCCAGTTGTCGGGGTGGGGTCGGTATTGGAGCTGCCCCCCGTTGCAGAACCACCACCTCCCTAACCGTCCTTGTATGACAGCTCGAATGCTACTTTAATTTGCATTTCGCCTAGCTGCGCCAACAAGTTTGGCTGTGATGCATACTGCGTGAAATCCGGTCCTCCTTCGCGCCAGAGGACGAAAAAGTAGTTTCCGCCCTTGATGTCGGAGCCAGTCCTGCTCACGAATTCCCATTCATTCTCGATGGGAAAATACATTGTCTCGCAGAACGAGGCCACATACTTCTGATCGATAGTGGTATCTGCATCAGAATCAACTTGAATGGGGTGCCCCTTCAAGAACTTGTGGCCATGTCCGCCTTGGCAGAAGGTCCAGTACTCCGTGTTCTGCCTGTTTGCAGAACTGAAGTATGGGAACGGATTTTGCGCTGAACCTTCCGCTCCAAACTTGGAATCTGAAGCAAAAGGTCCATCCGTCAACGGTTTGAAAAGCTCAAGCTGCGTCATGCTCGCGAGCGTTGGCTTTGCGTACGCCAACTGGCCGGTCTTATCAGTCTTGCGCCTGAGAATACGCCAGTGATAGGTACAATCCGAGGATATCTGCGGCAGATTCGCTGACACAACTATCCTGAAATGTTTGGCGTTGATTTTTTGTCCAACTCGGTAACCGGGTGTCAAAGCCGAGCCCTGCTGTGACAAGTAACCGAGGTTGAACACCATGGCTTGGTCGGGATCAAACTTGTCGACGTTCAAATTCAATCCACCCAAATCCCAACCGGTCGTGGCCTTGTTTGGGGTATGCGTCAAGGTAACCATAGCCTGGGAGTACTGTGTTTCAATGTTCTTGTTGACCTCCTTTTGCACCGCCTTCTTAGCACGAGCCTCGGCCTCGTACAGAATAGCTTCAAGACCCTTTCCACCGTACTTGTCGGACTTCTGCCAGCCCGTACCGTACACATTCGAAGAAGACTTCTTTGTCTTTGTCTTCTTCGCTGCATGCTTCGCGCCAATCCCAGCTGGGGCTTTACGCTTCGTAGGCATCCTGTCTCATGTGATTAGAGATGCCTAGTAACATGTGCGATAAAACGACCACGTAAACTATCAACATGTATCTTGTCTTTGTCGGGGTCACCGGTGTACGTCGTGACTTTGACGTTGCCGTCGTGGTCTGTACGACGCACAATCCCGCCCCTTTGGTAGATCTTGGTGACCGCCTTCGAGGTGCGTTTAGCCTTTCGTTTTTCGGCCTCCAGGCTAGCTTCCAGTTCGTGGATGCGTCGCACCGCAGAGTCAAAAGATGTTCGTGATTCGGAAGAACGAACGTCACCACCTCCAGGACTCCGTTCCTCGAAACGAACACTAGGCATCTGGGGGGCATAAGAGACATTGCACTCACTTGTGATAAGCAGCAACGTACGCTTGGATGTCTGTAAGCCCTATTTTCTTAAAGCGAAGAAAGTCTTCACGCGCCCACTTGGTGTTCCTTCTTTTTCTGCTCCAATCGGAACGAAGTTCGTGGCTGACGTATAGGTCAGAATCGGATTCGGAGTCGACAAGGTCTTCGTTAACCCAGCCTGCACGTCTGGATTCGGGGATCATGAAGATATAATTTAATGGGATGGGCTGAGGGACCTCAGCTTATATGCTGCTTTCGGGGAAACCGCGGGTACCTACTCTGCGAATCGACTGATGGTCTAAGCGCAGGGTGCACACCGGTCGGTGATGCAGGCCAAGGCCTGATGTCAGAGGTGGATTTTGAAGGACTCAGCTTTGGGCGAGTAGGTGCTAGTGGGGGCACCGGAGGTACCGGACCCGACGGAGGGACCGTCTGGATGTCGCATGTGTGCGCATCGCGCATTAGTTTATTGATCCGGGTGATCTCTAAATGCGCCTTGTCGATCTCGCTTAGGAGCACAGCAATGCGATTGGAAAGATAATATCTTAATTCATCATTCAACGACATATTGACTGATATCGTACTGCCCCACCATGTGCTGGGGCCTCTGACTTATCAATGCCAGCATCTCCTTCGAGTACTGCTCGCCAAGCGATCCAGACATCTCGCTTAGCCGATGCACCACGAGACCCGCAGCGTCCAGAAGCGAGTTCAGGACTTTGCCCTCGTCCATCTTCCTCAAATAGGTATGTGAATAAGAATCCTCGGCTGTATAAGACACGTCGAGTAACCTCTCCTCCTCTAGCCTGTTCCAGGCCATGAGCTCGTACCCCAAAACTATCTCGTTTAGGTTACTGATGACTCTTCGTATGAACTCGAGGTGGTCAATGCAGTGAACTTGTTGAATCATAAACCGGAAATGCTCTAGCATCTCCTGTGTTGCCTTCGGCGTCTCCGGTTGGTTGAACGGTGTTCCATGTATTCGCGCAAGTGCGCAGGTGATTGTTTGGTCGACGGGGGTCGACATTGACAGCGTAGCCGTGAAATCGCCTGTGAGGCGTTGTAGCTTCCGTAGGAAGTAGGGTAGGACTGTGTCCAAAGACACATTCGTGTCGTAGTTATGAAGTCTGACGACATATTCTGAGAATAACGGTGAATGCTCCACCGTGAAAGAAGGTGCATATTGCACCAAAAACTCGGCTTGCGCCTTATAGTTGTCTTGCATCGCTTCGCTTGCAATTGACGCGTCGAAATCTGGCGACAACGACGCGTTTTATGCGCGGTAGTCTATGCGTCGCACGACAACCGCTTATTGTGATCGACCACAGCGTGAGCTTCGTGCATCTCCGCTTCAGCTTGAGGCCGATCATTGGGCATAGCGGAGTTTCAAATGATTTTCAATATATTGATTCTTCCCCTTCGGGTTAGACTTGCGACCTGTGAGTCACCTTTGGTTCACCGGTCGACCGCTATGCCTGCGGGGTTCACTCCTGGGCTGTGTCCAATGGCGTAAATCGCGCAAAGTGACGTGGACCAATGGCATAAATCGCGCAGGCCCACTACACAGCCCCAAGTCAGCTCACTAAGCGAGCAGACCCGACAAGTCGGTTGTGGGAGTTGGTCCAAGCTCTGTGGGAGTTGGCCCAAGCTTTGTGGGAGTAAACCCCTGTTAATGG